CTTGGTATGCTTAGTACATCAAAGGAGATGGAAGACATCTCTAATGATAAGCAGGTCAGGGACATGACCAAATCACAGTTAATTAAGGGTGCTTTTAGAGTATTGACCCTTAAATTAGGACAGGCAGGTATTCCTATGCTCGTGACCAACCACACTTATGATGTGATTGGGAGCTATGTGCCAGCTAAAGAAATGGGCGGTGGTGCTGGACTAAAGTACGCTGCATCTACTATAATATTCTTAACCAAATCAAAAGAGAAGGAAGGAACAGACTTGGTGGGTAACATCATTAAGTGTGAGTCCAAGAAATCTCGCTTTACTAAGGAGGGTTCTAAAGTTGCTACCAGATTATTCTTTGACGAACGTGGACTTGACCGCTATTATGGACTTCTCGAACTCGGTGAGAAGTACGGGGTATTCAAACGGGTGGGCAACCGTATCGCCGTGGGTGGTAACAATGTTTATCCTAAGTCTATACTCAGTGATCCTGAGAAATACTTCACCGAGGAAGTAATGGCAAAACTAGAAGAAGCAGCAAGGACGGAATTTAGCTATGGCAACTGAGCGAATTGAAGAAACTATCTTACGTAACCTCCTTTTTACTGAGGAGTACTATCGTAAGGTTGTTCCTTTTTTGAAGCCTGATTATTTTCAAGAATACCATGAGAGAATTATCTTTGAAGAGATTCTAGATTTTTCTAACAAATATGATAAGGTTCCTACTCAGGAAGTTGTCATCATAAACCTTCAAACTAGAACAGATCTTACAGAAGATGCTTTCAATAGTGCCGTTACTATGGTACGTGGACTCACAGATGAGTGGGTTGATTTTGATTGGGTCTTAGATGCTACAGAAAAGTGGTGTCAAGATCGTGCTATATATCTTGCGCTCATGCAGTCGATCAAGATTGCTGACGGTGGAGACAAGAAGTTGGATAAGGGTGCTATTCCTAGCATTCTTCAGGATGCTTTGGCTGTCTCCTTTGATGAACATATCGGACATGACTACATTGAACAAGCAACTGATAGATATGAATTCTACCATCGGACGGAAGAAAAAATTCCCTTTGATCTGGAAAAGTTTAACTATATTACGAAAGGTGGTCTCCCTAATAAGACTCTCAATATCGCTCTTGCTGGTACAGGTGTCGGGAAAAGTTTATTCATGTGCCACATGGCTAGTTCCGCCCTTAGTCAAGGAATCAACGTACTCTACATTACATGTGAGATGGCAGAGGAGAAGATTGCTGAACGAATTGACGCAAATCTTTTAAACTGTAACATCAAAGATATACCAGAACTACCTGAAGTATTATATAAATCTAAGGTTCAAGAGATTGCTCGTAAAACACAGGGCAAACTCATTATAAAAGAGTACCCTACAGCATCTGCACATGCAGGTCATTTCAAAGCACTCTTGTCTGATCTAAATCTTAAGAAAGATTTCAAACCACAATTGATCTTTGTGGATTACCTTAATATCTGTGCCTCTGCAAGGTATAAAGGTGCTATTGTTAACTCATACACTTATGTTAAAGCGATTGCTGAAGAGCTTCGGGGTCTTGCTGTCGAGTATAATGTACCGATTGTCAGTGCTACTCAAACTACTCGTTCTGGTTATGGGTCTAGCGATCCTGACCTTACCGACACATCTGAGTCTTTCGGACTCCCTGCTACTGCTGACCTTATGTTCGCTCTCATATCTACTGAGGAGTTGGAATCCCAAAACAGATTGTTAGTTAAACAACTAAAGAATCGTTACAATGACCCAACATCTAATAGAAAATTCTTGATAGGTATTGACAGATCGAAGATGAGGCTGTATGATGTTGCTGAGGATACATCAGTTCTTAATTCAGATTCTGAAGAAGAAGAGATGCCTCAATTTGCAGAGACAAAAAACCGTTTATCTAAATTTGCTGAGTGGAATGTATAAATTATGAATAATCATGTTGACTTTGATAAGTACAGTCATTTCGTGGATGCTGTCACAAGCGATAGTAGTAAGGATTTTGTCAGTCTTGCTGACCGTCTGGGTGAACTTGACCGAGAGGGTGCAAATATTGAACGTCTTACCACTGCTGGCGTTGGTCTTGCTGCTGAGTCTGGTGAATTTCTGGAAATTGTTAAAAAGATGGTCTTCCAAGGGAAGCCATGGAACGATGATAATCGAGAGCATCTCATTATTGAGTTGGGTGACACTATGTGGTATGTGGCACAAGCTTGTATGGCTCTGGACGTATCTTTCGACGATGTTATCAGACGCAATGTCACTAAGTTGGAGAAACGTTATCCAGGCGGTTCATTCTCTGTAGAAAAATCTGAAGTACGTTCAAAAGGAGATCGTTAATGCATCTAATTTTACCTATCATCTGCATCCTTCTAATTTGTTTAGCAATTGTTTATTCTATAGTAAATCGTTATGACCCTCACACCTAATGTCGAAGAGTCTTTAAGAGAGGCACAAGGTTGTTTACGCAACGCTCTAGCACATGCATCACGTAATGAAAAATCATACGTATGTAAACATATTGCTTCCATGCTTACTAACATAGACAACCTTATTGATTCTACAAAATTCTTAGAATTGTTAGAAGATGACATCAGAGAACACGATAATTGATGAGCATGGGTGGACTCAGAAAGCACCCATACCTGCATCAGAAACCGTAAGATTATCACTCGAAAATTGTGTTTCTTTATGTGGTCTTGATAAAAAACAGGTCGAAGACATACTCAAAGGAGAGTTTAGTGATCACGAAACATTAAACTCTTCAGGTATCTCAAGCAAGAAAATCATCATCGAGTATGATATACAGAGACGAGATCAAAGCGCATCTCAAAAAACTTAAAGAGATCAAGAGAGACTTAAAGAAGAACAAAACTGGTACACCACTCCGCAAAAAAGATCGAAAGAACAGACCTTCCTCTAAATAACTAGAGGAAGGTTTTCTATTGGAAGTATGGCCAATCCAAAAGTAGACTTTAGTTCTGCTGACTACAATAAAGTACCATCGAAATGTCCTTTCAGAAAAGAATTTATTTCTTTGATGGAAGAACTATTCGTATGCTCTGATTTTTGGATGATTAAGCAAGAAGGTAAAGCAAAGTTTGCTAGGATACCTAAGAATAGAAATCAAATTGATTTATTTACAGATGATATAGGATACGAAGCTGTTATTAAATCTAAGTTGTTGCAACAGTATCAGAAGCAAAATAAAACTTATACTGGTACAGGATCAAAGAAGAGTCCAAAGATATATTCTTATAAACCTATACCAAATTCATGGTCATCCTATAAGGATTCAGTAGCTATTCAGTGGGTTGATCCAGATGATCTAAACATACAACAAATTATAACCATAGGTACGACAGGAAAAACAGGTGAGACTGTTAATGCAGCAGCAATGACTAAGGCTCAGGAGATGGGGTCTGCCTTTGTTTTTATGAGAGCTCTCAAACATGATGATAAATGGGCAACGTGGGAAAAGTTAAAGGAAGATGATACTGTTAGTACAGAGTTGAATAAAATATGGAGAGAAGTTGTAGGGTTAGATCGTGTTACTAATGATTGGTATAAGAATTTTTATGCTCAGAATAAAAAATTATTACAGGTAGTTGGTAGTCATCAGTTTACTGAGTTTGAACGTGATGGTGATTTTATGAAGTGGGTAACAAAATATGTAAGAGATAATGGATGGGCTGCTGGTGGAAAGAAAGATAACTGGAACCCTGCTGATATCTGGATCATGACTAATAAGTGGAGACATTGGGTTAAACTTTTAGAGGATGCTACTTCTGTACCAAGACCAGGAGCACGTTCAAGATTAGATACTGCTATTGATGTACAACTTTTACAGTTCAATGCAATAATGAGAGTACTGTTTAAGAAGAAAGAGATATGGGGTATATCTCTCAAGAAGGTAACCAAAGATGTAGCTGAGTGGGCAGAGGTTAATGTTCATTGGGATAATGATGCTGATAAAAAGTTAGGATTCAATCAGTTGAAAGCAATGAGATATGCTTATGATTCAACTAATTGTGATTGTGGAAGGAAGGAAGATAAGGAAGGAACTATTCAACTTGCTACTCAAGATACTAAGTTGAATGTTAGGGGTTCTGGTACTACCATGTACAAGTTTCAGATAAAAGCGAATGATAGTACTAAGTTTAGTGGTCTGAAGTATGAACCAACTGATGATACTGCTGGTGCAGCTAGATTGGGTAAAGCAACTGTTGAATATGTTGAGGATCTTTTTAAGAAATATGCTGCGGCTAGAAAGTTTTCTGGTAGTAAGGATGATTATCCACAAGATCCTGATGAATTTTTAAAACAAAAAGATAAATGGACTAAGGTAATTGATAGAGTCAAGAGTAATGGTGTAACAATTGGAACTTCAACTTCAACAGAAGCTTACGATAATATTTTGTTGATCTTTAACAGTAAACCATTTGTTTCTAATTCTAAACTCATGCAATTAGCTTGGTTAGATTCTTTCTTTTCTATTAGTAGTAAAGATAATAGAGAAAAATTTTTAACTGATATGGTATTCATCGCTCAGAAGATGGGATTGAGATATGGTCCATTTGGTAAGTTATACTAATGTCTAAGAACACTCATCTAGAACATTTAGAAGATAGCATCCTACTTGATGGTAGGAAGGGTGCAGAAGATGCATTCAAATTTTTAGATTCTTTGGCTAGAACTTTTACTGGTAAGGGTACTGGTAATTTTAAGATGACTACGAAGTGGGATGGAGCACCTGCTATATTTTGTGGACAGTATCCAGGAACAGGTCAGTTTTTTGTTGGTACTAAGTCTATTTTTAATAAGGATGCAAAGATTAATTATAGTGAAGCTGATATTGATGCTAATCATGGTCATGCTCCTGGTCTTACTGCTAAGTTAAAAGCTGCTTTAAAGTACCTTCCTTCTATAGGAATTGATGGAGTGGTACAGGGAGACTTATTGTTTACTGATGATAAGAAAGTGGAAGTAGTTGATGGTAAGAAGTCAATTACATTCAAACCAAATACAATAACATATGCTATACCACAAGAAGACAGTGATTATGAATTGGCTGATGCTGCAAAAATAGGAGTAGTATTTCATACCACATATACTGGTAATAGTATTGAGAGACTCAACGCTTCATTTGGATTTGATGTATCTAAACTTAAGAAGAGTAAAGATGTATTTGTTATTAGTGCAGAGATAGACACGTTAGGTAAAGATGTTTTATTAACGAGTCAAGAGCAACAAAAGTTAATTAGTTTAAAGATGAGTAGTTCAGAACTAGTTAAAACTTGTGGTCCTTTTTTGAATGGTGTAGCAAAGCAGATAGAAGAAAACGATCAACTTACCATTGGTGTTAAACTTAAGCAGTATTTTAACAAGTATGTTAGAGAAGGTAAGAAGGTAGGAAATACTTTTACTTCCGATTTCAAAGATTACTTTAGTAGTGAGTGTAAGAAGGCAGCAGATAAGGTAAAGCAACCAAAAACTAAAGCAGCAAAACTTGCTAAGTTATACAATGGTTGTGATTTTATAAATGCTCATGGATCTCAGTTTGATAATACTGTGAAGTTATATAAGACTATACAGGATGCTAAAGAAATATTTGTTACTAAGCTTGAGAAGGGTGAGAAGTTTGGTACTTATATCAGAACTGATAAAGGTCTTGAGATGACTGCACAAGAAGGATATGTTGCTATCCAGAATGGTAAGGCTACTAAATTGATTAAGAGGTTAGTGTTTAGTCAGGCTAACTTTGATGTCTCACTCAAGGGTTGGTCATGAAAAGAGTTTGGATAGTTTATGGTAGGTTTAATCCTCCTACTATAGGACATAAAAAAATGTTAGATCAGCTTAAGAAACTTGCTGGTCAGGAAGATTATTTTATTTGGCCTACATGGACAAATGATAAAAAGAAGAATCCTTTAAAGCACCCAGATAAGGTTAACTGGATGCTTAAGATGTTTACACAACATGCTTCTCATATAGAGTCTGATGTATCTCTCAGGACTATGCCACAGATTCTAGAGCATCTTATGGTGGAAGGTTATACTGATGTTGTTATAGTATGTGGTAGTGATAGGACAAAAGAGTTTCAATTTAATATCGAGTGGAACAGGGTAGAGACTGGAGATGGTAAATCGTATTATGCTTTTAATACTATAAACATTGATTCAACTGGGTTGAATAGAGATCCAGATTCTGATGGTGCTGAAGGCATGTCTGCATCTAAGATGAGGGATGCTGCTAAGAATGTAAATACAGTTAAGTTTTTAGAGGGTGTGGAGGGTTTACTAAATACAAGTGATGCTTTAACATTGATGGAAGATGTTCGGGAAGGACTGGGGCTATGACAGATAAAAAAGTTTTACAAGAAATTGCTAACGATGACTGGTTTGATCCAAGTTATAAGTATAATCCACTAGATTCTATGCCAATTGCTACTGAAAATCCTAGACCAGAAGAGGATGCTTATCAAATTTGGAGGGATGCTGATCCAGCAGAGTCATTACACCAGAAAATGTACGATCTTGCGACAAAAAATGGTGGTTCGTGGTTGGGAGGTTCTGAGAACCTACAATGAAAGATTTTAAGAAGCTGCGAGAGCAAGCGATCAGACAACAGCACAGATACAAGGAAGGATTTGGTGTTGGTGACACTGTAATGTCTGCTCTAACAGGTGAGAAAGGCACTATCCACAGGACAGGTGTTAACTACGCTATTTGTGTCACAGAAAGTGGTGATATGTTTCGTGCGTGGTTGAAGGATATACGTACTATAAATAGATCTTAGGAAACTCTTTATTAGACATGGATAAGCAGAAGACAGTTAACAGCGTTGCACATAACGACGACTTTTCTAAGGCTCTCATGGAGTCTTACACACGTTGGTCTGGTGGTGACGGATTCCAGAACAGTCAAATCGCTGAGGAAGAAATTCCTACAGGTCAGAAGCAGGGTGGTACTGCTTTTGCTACATTTGATACACCTATCGGAACAGTTCCTGCACCAGCATCTGATGCATCAACTTCGATTCCTACCATAGAGAAGCAGAAACCTGATGATGATTCATCAAAGGATCCTAAAGCAACATCTAATGGTGCTGAACCTGCTCTTGCACTCAAGGGTTCTATGACAATTGGACAAGGGTCATTGTCTAGTGGTGTCAAACAGTCTAATGGCAAAGAGATTTCTTATACTAATGTAGTCGCCAGAGAAGGTGCAGAAGGAAGAGAGGCAGAACTCTGGGATGAGCATGCTAAAATTCTTACAGAACTTAGTGAGTTAACTAAAACTACTTACACTGTTACAGGTGAGAAGTGGGAGACAGACGAAAAGCCTGTTATTGAAGAGGGTTGTGACGACAAGTCTAAGAAGTTGAAGAAGGCTAAGAAAATCATGGGATATGTGAAATGAAATCATATAAACAGTTTATCTCAGAGTATAGATTACCAGTAGGTGATACCTTACCTGTTAATAGGAAGGGTAAGAAGAAAAGGAAAACTGTTGAAGTGATGCCAAAAGTCCCAGATGGACCAAGAGGTAATCAGAATGAGCCAGACAGAGACGACAGAGGTAAGTAAGTTAAGAGCATTCTTAAAGTTACAACCTAAGATTGTTACACCTATACCAAATACTCCTTACCCAGAAGGGTTAAGGAGATGGTTACGTGCTATATAATCTAGTAGCAAATTTATAATGACACTATCAAAGGAAGTAGTCCTTGAAGCACTAAGGTGCTGTAGGGATGTTTATCCTCATGACCAAGACTTTTTGGTTAGTAGGAAGGTTGCAGGACATACTATTCTTGCAGTAGAAGGAACGAATGAAACTACAGATTGGGTGACAAATCTGAAGTTTTTGATTAAAAGAGACGATTGTCACAGAGGATTCAAGAACAATGCCAACAGGACACTAGCACAACTAGTGGTAGCATATGAGGGATTGAATCC